AGTTTGAAAAGCAAGACGAAGAAAAGAAGATCCTTATTGGCCCAATTTTGATACCTAACAAGCCGATTTACAGACGTTCGGGCAATCGTGAGTATTATATCTACTTTAGTAGAGAAACGGTCAGAAAAGCGTCGCAGTTGTATTTAAAACAAAATATGCAACACAATTCGACATTAGAACACCAAATGGCTATAACCGGCTTAACGCTTGTTGAAAGTTGGATCTTAGAAGATAAAGAAAACGACAAATCCAATATGTACGGAATGGATCTTCCATTAGGTAGTTGGGTAGGCGCTATAAAAGTTGATAACGACGAAATTTGGAACGATTATGTAAAAACCGGAAAGGTAAAAGGTTTCAGTATTGAGGGTTATTTCGCTGATAAGGTACAAGCACCCGAGGATAAAGAAGAAGAATTATCAAAGGCTATTATCGGAGAACTTAAAAACCTATTAAAATAAAATGGCTTACGAAAACTTTAAAACGCCGAGTAGAACAAGCCCGAGGAACGGCCGACGTGGTTGCTTATGCGAGAACAATACATACCACGTGGATTGTTGCGACGGATCGTTACAAGCCCAAGGGATCGGAAACATTTATGGGATGCCACATTTATTAACCGAATTTGGTGATGATCTTTTACAAGAAAATTTTGGCTTAATAGGGATTGAGGGTGTTCCACCATACATTCCACCACCTTTGACAGAAGAAGAACAAGCGATTATTGATGCTGAAATAGAGGCAGAGAGAATAGAACGAGTTGATAATTGTTTTATGTCAAATCAAGATAGTAATAGTGGGCCGGATTACGCTAAACAAGAGGCTTATAAAATTGAAAGAAATCTAAATAATTTACCTAACAACAGTAGTTATTCAGACTATTGTAGAACAATTTAAAAATTATGAGTAATAAATTAATATCACAATTACCCGAAGTTACTTCTGTTGAAGATACGGATATAATACCAACTGTTCAAAATGGTGTTACAAGTAAAATCAAATCAAATATATTTTTAAACACTATTAAACCGGTGTTTACCGCTATTGATTATGGGTTAGATTTACCTTATCAAAGTCCAAACGGACAGATACCAACAGAAGCAGACACTTTAACAAAAATAAGTTTTGGTGCCGATCAAATCGATAATGTAAACGGAATAACACTAAGTACTGACGGATTAATTACGTTTTCAAAAAAAGGAACATATTTTGTAAAAGCTACTTTAAGTGTTGCAAGAGAGGGAAATGCGGGTCAAGGTGGCGAAAGCGCTATTGGTCTTGTTGCTGAACAAGATGGGACTAATAATTGGGGAACACAAATGATACTTTTACCTAATTACAAATCAACTCACCCTTTTGTTTGGGATATTATTGTTCAAATTACTGATATTGATGGTGGAAATAATTTATTAAGATTTTACCAATTTAGGGATAGTGGCTTATCTTTTGGTGCCGGAGCTAATGGTGGTGGTCTTTATTCAACACCAATTACCAACCAAAATATTGACAAACCTTGGGTAGCCGGTTTGCAAATATCAAAATTAGAATAATCGCTTAAACGCAAAATCAAATAAATAATTCGTTAAATATAAAAATTAAATTATGAGTGCAACTGATACTTTAAATTCAGTCCGAGCATTGTTAGGATTGGAAACAAAATTAGAACAAATGAAATTAGAAAACGGCACAATTTTAGAAGCTGACAAGTTTGAAGCCGATCAACCGGTTTTTATCGTTACAGATGATGAAAAAGTAGCTTTACCTATTGGATCCTATAAAATGGAAAACGGGTTTACCCTTTCAGTAGAAAAAGACGGTGTAATTGCTTCCTTAGAAGAAGTTTCTGACGAGGTTGAAGAAGAAGTAGAAACCGAAGAAGAAGAAAAAGAAATGGGTTATGTAAGCCGTGATGAATTTGAAATGGCTTTACAAGAGATCAAAAAAATGATCGATGATTTACGCCCGGAAGATGAAGAAGAAAAAGTTGAAGAAGAAGTTAAGGAAGAAGAAGTTGAGGAAGAATTGAGTAGCGAAACGGCCGAGTTAAAAGCAGAATTAAGCAAACCGGCGTCAGCACCAATTAAACACAACCCGGAAGCTTCAACAGAAAAAACGAGAAATTTTAAATTTGCTCAAAATCGCAAAAAAACGACTTTCGATCTTGTATTGGAAAAAATATCAAAAATTAAAAATTAAATAAATAGAAATTAGTTATGGCAACTACAACAAACATTACAACTACATACGCCGGAGAATTTGCCGGTGAGTACATCGGGAGTGCATTACTTTCCGGGGCTACTTTATCACAAGGATTGATTTCAATCAAACCGAATGTAAAAGACAAAGAGGTTATCAAGAAAGTTGATTATACATCAGCGATCGCAAACGCTTCTTGTGACTTTACACCAACGGGATCGGTTGATCTAACAGAAAGAATTTTAGATCCTAAAGAATTGCAAGTAAATCTTGAACTTTGTAAAACACCATTTCAATCGGATTGGGAAGCAGAAAGTATGGGTTTCAGCGCTCACGATAGCTTACCACCTAAATTTTCAGATTTCTTTATCGCAAGAGTAGGGGCCGATGTTGCCCAAGCGGTTGAGCAAAATATTTGGAGTGGATCGGCCGGGGCCGGAACATTTGACGGATTTACAACTTTATTTGCTGATGCTCAATTTGGTACTGACGGAGGAACAACGATTGTTCCGACTGCCGTGACTGCATCGAATGTTATCGCAGAACTTGGTAAGGTGGTAGACGCTATACCAAGCGCTTTATACGGCAAAGAAGATATGCAAATTTATATTTCTCAAAATGTGGCTCGTGCTTATGTTCGTGCATTAGGTGGATTTGGATCTTTCCTAAACGGAGAAAACAATTCCGGTGTTAATACACAAGGAACAATGTGGTATCAAAACGGAGGATCTTTATCTTATGATGGGGTTACTTTGGTAACGGCACACGGGTTAGCAGACGACAGAATGGTGGCTTCTCAAAAATCAAATTTATATTTCGGAACCGGTCTTCTTTCAGATCATAATGAAGTGAAACTTATTGATATGGCCGACATTGACGGGAGTAAGAACGTGAGATTTGTAATGCGTTATACGGCCGGTGTACAATACGGGGTTGCTTCTGATATTGTTTACTACGGAGCATAAAAATTAATAATAATTAGCAAGAAAGGGTGGGTAAAATAACCTACCCTTTTTTGTTTAAAAAAATAGAAAAACTATGAGTTGTTTACTAACATCGGGCCGAATAGAGCCTTGTAAAAAATCGGTTGGGGGCCTAAAGGCAGTTTATTTTATTGACTATGGCACATTAGGTGCTATTGCTTATGTAAACGCTTCAACCTCTGCAGAAATTGACACGGTCGCCGGTACACCGACGGCTTACAAATACGATCTAAAGGGAACATCTTCTTTTGAACAAACAATTAATTCTTCAAGAGAAAATGGAACTACATTTTACGATCAAACATTAAATCTTACGTTTAAGAAACTTGACAAAGATACGCACGATGAAATTGCATTAATCGCAGTAGCAAGACCGCACGTAATTGTTGAGGATAACAACGGAAATCTGTTTTTAAGTGGCTTAGAGCACGGGGCAGATGTGAATGGTGGTACGATTGTGACCGGGGCCGGAATGGGTGACTTAAGTGGCTATACTTTAACCTTGTTAGCACAAGAATTAGTACCGGCTAACTTTTTATCACAAGATTTAGCAACAACCGGTATCACGGTTTCTGCATCACAAATAAATCCATAAGATATAATTTGAATTAGTATTTAAACGGGGTGGCTTTAATTAGTCACCCTTTTTTTGTACAATTTATCGAACAGATTGCAAAAATTATCGTTTTGTTCGTTATTATAATATGATAGTAGTTAACGCGACAGACAACACCCCAACAATAACGATATTACCAAAAATTAACGTTCCGGCTTTTGTAGACGGGATTGGTGGGTATTATTTAGAATTTATTGATGATGAAACCCAA